GGTAGATGACACTGGTAACACTTTCGCTGGTGTTCTTAACGGTCGTCTAAAGGTATACATCGATCCATACGCAATCGGTGGTAACTACCTAACTGTTGGCTATAAGGGTTCGTCAGCGTTCGACGCTGGTCTATTCTATTGCCCATACGTTCCTCTACAGATGGTTCGTGCAGTTGATCAGTCAAGCTTCCAGCCAAAGATCGGCTTTAAGACTCGTTACGGAATGGTAGCCAATCCATTCGCTGAAATGAATACTTCTTATCAGGCTGTTAAGGGTCAGGGTCGTCTTGATACTCTTAACAGAAACATCTACTACCGTCGTATGATCGTAAACAACCTAATGTAATTGAAACCTCGCTGATTCAAAGGCGAGGCAATACAAGACGGTTTCAAGCCGCAAACTTAAGGGGATCTTCGGGTCCCCTTTTTTATTGACTATTTTCTAGTTTACCAGTATAATCATATATGAGAGAAATAATAATAAATAGTAGTAGCTCTAGGAGGTACTAATGACAGCCGTTGATAACACCCCATCAAACAAGAATTTTTTAAGTCCACTCAATTTTGTATTCCAAATTAAACGTTCGCCTCATTTAAATTTCTTTGTCCAAGAAGCAAACGTTCCAGGTATTTCTGTTAATTTTCCAACTCAGCAAAACCCATTCGTTCGTATTCCTATTTCTGGCGATCATGTTGATTTCGGTAATCTTAGAGTTTCTTTTAAGGTCGACGAAGATCTCCAAAATTGGTTCGAAATACATAACTGGATTAGAGCTCTTGGGTTTCCATATGAATTTGAAGAATATAAAACTCTCAAATCATCTCCAACTACGACTGGAGAAGGATTAACATCAGACATAACTTTAGTTTTGTTAAATCAAATTAAAAAACCTATTTTCGAAATTTCATTTAGAGATGCATTTCCTATTTCTCTATCTGAAATGTCATTTAACACCACAGAAGAATCAGTAAATTATATCAATGCGACTGCAGAATTTAGATATGTACTTTACGATGTTGTAAAATTATAGTATACTTCTATCCATAATTACGCTATAATATGTTTAAAGTGAGGGATTATGAAGCTAGAAGAAATTTACGCAGAGTGGGATGTCGACAGCGATATCGATACTACAGATCTCGGTAACGAGAGTATCAAGATACCTAAGCTGCATAACAAGTATTATAGACTATATACTAATGAAAAGCTACTGCTACGTAAGTATGAAGCAGAAATGAAATCTTTGAAGCTAGCGAAGTATGAGTTTTATACGCAGGGTGCGTCAGCTGAAACGAAAGAACTTGGTTGGACGATGCCAGCCAGAGGTATGATATTAAAGCAAGAAATGCCTATGTATATGGAAGCAGACAAAGAAATTATTGCTTTGTCTTTAAAAATTGGATTGCAGCAAGAAAAAGTAGAATTGCTAGAGTCTATCATTAAAAGTCTAGTCAACAGAGGATTTCAAATTAAATCGGCAATTGATTGGCATAAATTTACAATGGGAGCATAATGGATATAATTGAGATCGAACGTTTAGATGAAACGTATAATAAAATCGCATGCGACCCTGGTATTGGTTTCGAACTAAGTGAATATTTCACTTTTGAGGTACCAGGCGCTAAGTTTATGCCAGCTGTACGTAACAAGGTATGGGATGGTAAGATACGTCTCTATAATGTTATGTCTTGTTTGCTTTATGCAGGTCTCAATAAGTATGTCGAAGAGTTTGCTAGTAAACGAAACTATCAAGTAATATATAAATCTGATTTCTCAGCTGATGAGCTTTCTGTTAAAGAAGCAGAAGAGTTTATTGAAACACTCAAAATACCATCGAAATATCAACCTAGAGACTATCAAATAAAGGCTTTTGTTCATGCTATTCGTAATCGTAGATCTTTACTTCTCTCACCCACAGCCTCTGGTAAATCATTTATCATCTACCTGATAACGAGGTACTATCATGCACGCACTCTTATTATTGTTCCAACTACTTCTCTGGTTAGTCAACTTGCCTCTGACTTTGCTGACTATGGCTTTGTATCTGATAAGTTCGTCCATCGAATCTTTGCTGGACAAGATAAACAAACGGATAAACCAGTTACCATCTCAACCTGGCAGTCCATATACAAGATGCCTAAAAAATATTTCGAACAATTTGATGTGGTCATAGGTGATGAAGCACACTTATTTAAAGCGAAGAGTCTTACTAGCATTATGTCTAAGCTTAGTAATTGTAGATATCGCTTTGGATTCACAGGTACTCTCGACGGCACTCAAACTAATCAACTTGTTCTCGAAGGTTTGTTTGGTCCTGTTAGAAAAATTACAACCACTGCTGAATTAATACAACAACAGTACTTGACTAAATTTGAAATCAAGGCTATAATATTAAAATACCCTGATGATATTCGTCAACAACTACGTAACTCAGATTATCAAGCAGAACTAGATTTTCTAGTACGCAACGATTCAAGGAATAAATTTATTATGAACCTCGCCCTTTCTCTTAAGGGTAACACTATTTTGATGTTTCAGTTTGTCGAGAAGCATGGCAAAGTATTATATGAACTATTGAAGGATTGTGGTCGTGATGTATATTTCGTTCATGGTGGGGTGGATGGTGAGGATCGCGAAGAGATTCGTAACCTTCTTAAAACAGCGGAAGATGCTATTGTTATCGCTTCTGTCGGAACTTTCTCCACAGGTGTTAACATTCCTAGTTTGCGTAACATTATATCTGCTAGTCCTTCAAAATCCAAGGTTCGAGTTTTACAATCAATTGGCAGAGTATTACGCCAATCATCTGGTAAAGATAACGCAATCCTTTATGACATCGCTGATGATTTAACTTGGAAAAGTAGAAAAAACTTTACCATAACACATTTTATGAATCGCATTGCGATGTATAATGAAGAGAAATTTGATTACAGAATTTATCCTGTAAATTTAAAGGGCGCATAATGGCTAAAAAACAATATGTTAATGGTAAAGATTTATATTTGGCTATGGTGGCATATAGAGAGAAAGTTGATAAAGCTAAACTTGACGGTAGACCCCAGCCTGTAATTCCTGACTATGTTGGTGTTTGTTTTATGCTTATATGCAATAAATTATCAACTAAACCAAATTTTATGGGATATTCATACAGAGATGAAATGATTGCAGATGCAATTGAAAATTGTGTAGCAGCTGCTCATAGTTTTGACCCAGAGAAATCTAACAATCCTTTCGCCTATTTTACACAAATTGCATGGAATGCATTTCTTCGAAGAATACAAAAAGAAAAGAAGCAGGCATATATAAAGCATAAAAATTTCGAAAATTCTGGTATTATGGATGAACTATATGATCAGTCTGAAGGTGGGTTCAGTGTTCAAGTAAAACATAACGAATACTCTGATGACATCATTAGAAACTTCGAAAGTAAGTTGATTAAAAATTCAAAAAAATCTAAAGTAGGATTAGAAAAATTTGTAGAGGAAGAAAAGAATGAAGAACTTGCACCTGGTACCAGTTAATATTTTAGATCTGGTCGAAAAAATTAATGACAAAACTATTAGAGAAAATGAAAAGAATAATTATGTTCTTCGTTTAGAAGCAACTTCGGCTTATATCGTAGAAGCCTTGAATAAAAATACTATGAATTTCTCAAGAAAGAAAATTTCTAGATGAAGATAGCGCTGATCACTGATACACACTGGGGTGTTCGCAATGACAACATTGCGTTCATAGATAACAGTAAGAAGTTTTTAGATGAAGTATTTTTTCCTTACTTAGAAGCTAATAATATACGTACTGTTGTTCATCTTGGCGATCTTGTAGATCGTCGTAAATATATTAACATTAATACTGCTACTCGTCTCCGAGAAGATTTCCTTGATAGATTACATCATTGGGAGTATAACGTACATTTTATTGCTGGTAATCATGATACCTACTATAAGAATACAAACAAAGTTAATTCGTTACGAGAGCTTGTTGTAGATAGGTATGAACATAATGTATACGATCAGCTTCCTCGTGAAGTAGAATTTGATGGAACAACAGTTCTAATGCTACCATGGATATGTGATGAAAACAGAGAAGTTTGCTTACACAAAATTAAAACTACACCAGCTCAAATCGTCATGGGACACCTTGAACTTGCGGGATTTGAAATGTATCGTGGATCGATCGTCTCTCATGGAGATGATCGTTCTCTCTTTGATCGTTTTGATATGGTTCTCAGTGGCCATTATCATCATCGTTCCAGTGATGGCACTATACATTATTTGGGTAGTCACGCTGAGTTTACTTGGAGCGATTATGATGATCGTAAGGGCTTTCACATCCTGGATACAAAAACCAGGGACTTGACTTTTATTGAAAATCCATATATAATGTTCTATAAGGTTTGGTATGATGACGTAACTCCTGGGCACGAACCAGAAGGTTTGGATCTCAGTTATTGCAACGGTAAAATTGTAAAAGTGATTGTTAAAAATAAATCAGATCCATACAAATTCGATATGTTTATCGATCGAATTGAAAAATTTGGTGTTCTTGAAATGCAAATCGTTGAAGATCATCTTAATCTTTCTGTTGAAACAGACGAAGATATTATTGACGAAGCTGAGTCAACAATCAACATTTTCAAGAAATATATAGATCAGGTTAATTCTGCTAACCTCGACAAGAACAAACTTGAAAAAACAATTGTTGAACTTTATAATGAGGCTCTTGCTATAGAATGATATTTTTCAAAACGCTACGCTGGAAAAATTTACTCTCTACTGGAAATATTTTCACTGAGATAAATTTAGCTAAATCAAACAATACATTGATTATCGGCGAGAATGGTGCTGGAAAATCTACCATTCTCGACGCATTGTCGTTTGCATTATTCGGTAAACCATTTCGTAAGATCAATAAACCACAGCTACTTAACACAATTACTAAAAAAGATCTCGTTGTTGAAATTGAATTTAATATTTCTAGTAATCAGTATAAAATTGTTCGTGGTATAAAGCCAAATATTTTTGAAGTGTATCAAAACGGTATTCTACTTAACCAATCAGCCGAAATGAAAGACTACCAAGAAATTCTCGAGAAGCAAATTCTCAAGCTTAACATGAAATCTTTCTGTCAGGTTGTTGTGCTTGGTTCTGCTACCTTTCAGCCGTTTATGCAGCTTCCAGGAGGACAGCGTAGAGATATTATTGAAGACCTGCTTGATCTTCAAATCTTCACAACCATGAACTCGCTTCTCAAAGATAAGATGCTGGATAATAGTAGCGAATTAAATGATGTTTCAGCCGATCAAAAAGTTTTGATGGGTAGAATAGAAATAATCAAGGAACACCTGCTCGAGAAGCAAACTAACAATGAG